TTTCATAAAAGGCGACTCAATTGAAACTGAACACTTGTTTTTCTGGGAAACGTCTGTTGACCCAAAGGTGTTCAATGAAGGCGATTTGATTGCAGATGTTTTTTTTGACTATCTTGAAAACGCATAATGTCTTACCCGTGCCGATGCCGTCATTGCGATTCGCGGCGAAGTATCACCAGCAAGCAGTTTAAGAAAACTGGCATTGACGGCTGGCGCGGGGTTTGCCGGAATTGCGGCGGTCGTAAATGGCGGCTGGACAAATGGCGCACCAAGCACGGCCTTGGAATAAAACCAACTTGCCTTTGCTCGGGCTATTCGTTCCGGCATCGCAAGGGGTCGCTTTGGTGCATCCATCACCCGCGCGCAATCGAATTAAGGGAAGACACGCACCGTGCCTGAAAAACAAACAGCAGAGCAACGCTATCGCGCGAAGCCGGAAACGAAATTGCTTATCAAGAAGCGCGATGCGAAGCGACACGAAGACAAAATGAAAAAACTGTGCGGGGATGATTATGTTGTTGGCGAACGCGGAAACAAAACCAAGGTGCGAAAAGTGCTGACCAAACCAATCATTCCGCCGCTGGGCGCGATGCTATACTTTGCCAATCCCGACCCGCTTGTTGCCGCAAAAAGCGCATCATCAAAAACGGCGGCATCACGGGAGGCGAACCGGCATAAACCTTGTTCCAAGGGTTGCGGAAGGCCGCGAAGCGTAAGTAAGGAAGGCGTTTGCACTTCGACCATGTGCCGCGAGTGTCGGCGCGTCGAACGCGATAGATTGAAGAGGTCAAGAGGATGACAACCGAAGAAATGATTCTGAAGCAATACGGCGGAAGCGTGCCATTGTCCGGTGTTGCCAAGCTTATCGGACGCAAGCCCGCAACGATTCGCAACCAGATTTGCGCGGGTACGTTTGAAATCAAAACAACCAAGGGGTTCAACGGTCGGCATTTTGCCGACTATCGTGAAATCGCCGCACATATCGACCGCATGGAAGCAAAGGCAACTTGATGTTTCTGGGGTGAATTTTCTGTTCACCCCTTTTTCTTGCTTCCTTTGTAAAAAAACACTTTACAGGTAAAGCGGAAAGGGTATGATTCGGGTTGTCGGATAACTCAACAACAACGAAGGGGAACGAAATGGCAAAACTTCAATATCGCGGTAACTGCCCACTGTGCGGCGCACAACAAGCGGTTTTGCATGGCGGAAAAGGAGTGATGGCAAAGCATGGCTACACCGTTGACAACGGTTGGTTCAACGGCGTTTGTAACGGTCAGAACCACCCGCCAATGCAAGTTGCGCGCGATGCCACTGAGCGCATGATTCACAACGTTCGCGCCGATGTCGAAAAACTTTTGCTTCAAGCCCAACAATTGAAAGACGGCAAGATTTTCCCGAGCGAAGTAAAAGACGGGACTTACACCTACGCCGGAATGAAGCGCGTTGCCAACATGATTCCTTTCGCAACAGCAACAGAACGCCAACAAAAGGAAGCTGTTGCAATCGCAATCACCAACACCGAAAACCGCGCCCGTGCCGGAACCGGATTTGCAAACGATATGGAAAACCTTTTGAACAACGTTTACGGCAAGCCGCTTCTTGAAGTGAAGGCCGCTGACGCGCCAACCCAGATTCGTGCCGGTGACAAAAGAAGATTTGAAAACGGTCGCATTGCTACTGTTCGGTATCAAGACGGTGCGCGGGTTTACTACACCGTAGCGAATACGGAAGGCAAGACGTTTCAGGGCTGGATTGGAACCCAAGCGTTCCGCAAGCTTCCGGTTGCTGAATAAAACCAACGGGGGCGGAAGCCCCCATAAAGGGGAATGACCATGAAAAACCAAATCCAGAAAATCCGCACCGTTGGCGATGCGCGCCGCAAAAAAATCCTTTTGGATATGCGCCGCTTCCCAGAACCAAAGCCAACAAGCTTTCCGTTTTCCACGAATCCGGCAATCGGAAACCTGACGCGCAACGGTAAGACAGTGTTCTATGCGTACATTGCGGGCGCGTACACGGAAGGCGATGTTGATGCGCTTGAATCGGCCTTGAAGGGGAATTGATATGGCATCCAAACAATCATGCGAACGCCTTGCCGAATCTTTCGGGTGTTCGCTGGACGCAACCAACACGGGCGCGGCTGGCGGCTGGTTGATTTCACTGGACGCGCCCGAAGGTAATTTGTTCAAGCATTCCGGTTGTTCGGTCGATTGCGACATTGCCGGAAACGGGGATACCTCGCCGGACTGGGCCAAGGCTGAACAATCCATTCGCGCGGCTATGCGCGGCGGTTTTGAATGCGACGAATCCTAAACCCTGTTGTATTTTTGATACACCTTAAAAAAAGACTTGACTGGCGAAGCGAATAGTTAAACAATGAACCTGTCGAAACAAAACCAACAAAGAAAGGCGGGCATCATGGAAGTTTATGAAATCCCAAACACGTTCACCAATGACTTGACCCTTGATGAGCAAATCGCGCTTGGCATAAATGACTGGCAAGCCGAATGCAAAAACGGTCATGTGTATTTCGGAAAGACAAAAGCCGAAGCAGTCGAAAATGCAAACAAGGGAGGAAACTAAAATGAACCAAGTCAAAAAAGCCAAAAGCAACCATGCCCAAGTTGCCGCCGCGCTGAAGAAGTTCGCCAAGGCAAACGGGCTGGTCGCCAGCGCAAAAAGCCAATCGTATTCGGGCGGTTCCAGCGTTAGCCTTTACGTGACTGACGTTCGCCCCGCGATGTTTGCGACACTTGAACAAGAAGGTGAACGCTACGTTTACGGACACTTCGACGGAATGCAAGACCTTTACGAATACAAGAAAGACCGCGAAGATTTGCCGATGGTGTCTTACGTGTTCGTAGAAAACGAAATTAGCGATGCGTTGCGTCAGCAGATTTGGGAATTCGCTGTTCAGTATTACGGATTCGATGATGCGCCCGCCAGCGTCAAGGATGCCAGCAACTACCGCGACAAAAACGGCGTGATTGAAAGGGACGGTCAGAACATGGTTTACCGTTTGTTTCGCGGCGCGTTTCCGAATGGCGCATTCTGGGAGTCGGTAGAGAATGCCGAACTTGCGGCGGCAACTGGCGAAGCGGCGGCGGCTGTAATTGCGAAGGCGATGGCTTAATCAAGCGGCGGGGTTCGCCTCGCCATATTCAAGGGGAATGAAATGGCGCGAAGAATACCCAATAACTGCCCCGCTTGCGGTCAGGTACACGGCGGGAACAAGGGGGCGGTTTGCTACAAGTGCATCAAAATCGTGTCCGACTATTACGCTCAAATTGCCAGCGGCGCAAATGACCTTTGCGTTGTGTCTCTTCCGGTTAGGGCTGAAATGCTTTGGCTGGGAGGAAAAGGGGCGGAGGCGGCAAGGCTGGCGAAGTGCCTGACGGATGTTTTCGGCGGCTTCCCAGAATACCCGATTGGCGGCGGTCTTGAAGTAATTCCAACGTCAATATCGGATTATGACTTTCACCGATACGACAAGGGGCGCATCGTCCGCAAGATGCAGGGAGAGGCGATCGAACGCCTTGCATGGCAAACGCGGCTTGCGTTGCTTGAAGCCCGCGCCGCTGGCGTTGTTGAAGGCCGCAACCTTCTTGCGCAACTGGCGGCTGGCGAACTTACGAATGCAGATTTTGAACTCCGTTCCGGCCTAACTTCTCGGGGGTAGTAAAATGATTGAAAACTTGACTTTTTTAGCCATGTGTTTGATGCTGTTTTTCGCCGTGTTCGGCTGGCTGTTTGTCGCCCAACTGGCGTTGAAAAGCCTGTTCGGAATCGACTTCATTGATTGGGCATGGAAGTTCACCGAACCAACAAAGCGGGGGAACGAATGGAATTCGCGCTGAAGTTTTTCGCCTTCACGGGCATTGTGTTCTGGGTTGTCGTTTTGCTTATGCTGGCGAAGCTGATTCTTGAATGGGTTTGCCAGAAAAGCCCAAACGACTCTGAAGGCGATTTGGCGCGTTTTTGCGCACCCGAAGGCGGGGTTGTGAGGGAAAAGGTGCGATGAACGCGGCGCGGGCTGTTTTCGGGCTGATTCTGGGTATTATCTCCATGAACGCAACGCCAGAACAGCCGCCTTATGTTTTCATACTCGGGGAACCCTGTTCGTTGGCTTCAGACTTTGAAGACGGGGTTTGCATCATTCCCGAGGTTCTACGCAAGCCGCGCATCATCAAAAAGAAAAGGCACGTCAAGCATGTTCGCAAATGACCCGATTCTGACGTTCGCCGCCTTCGTCTTCATCGTTTTTGTGCTGGCGTTGTTTCCAGACTAGAACCGATAGCCCAGCCCGCCGCCAACAAAGTAATCCCCGTCACTGTCAAGGTTGGCGTTTATTCCGGCGTGAACGGACTTCATTTGCAACAGGTCGGCGCGGAACGATAATCGCTCAACCTTCACGCCGCCCCGCTTCATGCCGTAGTCAATCCGCACTTCCCGCCTGAATTCAGCCGCCAGCCACGGCAACGGTTCGCGCCGAACGGTTGTTTCGACCTTGCCGGTCAAGTCATCAATGACGGTCACAACGGTTGTTGGATGGTCATCGGGTTTCACAACTTCCGCGTCAAGCACATGCTTATGCGGGTCGGCTTGAACGTCAGCAGGAAGGCCAAGTTCCTTTTTTGCCGGTTGCGTGTAAACGGCGACCTTTGGCGGCTTGATGTCTTCCTTGGGGGTATCTGCAACCCGAGGGGATTCAATCGCGCTGGTGACTGCACCAACGGGAGGCGGGGGCATTCTGAAATGGAACCACGCCGCGATTATCGCCACGGAGAGCGCGAACGATGCCGCGATGACCGCCCAACCTGTTTTATTGTCCATCGCGGGCGACCTTCTGGTTGTTGAATGTGTCGGCACTAAACCCAAGCAGGAAGGCCGCGCCAAACTGAACGCCGGAATGGTAGTCGGTCAATTCCCCAGCGAAGACCGCCGCAATGACCCCACCCGAAGCCGCCATGACAATCCCGACAGAAAGCTTTGGGTTCATTACGAACCAGTCAATAACCCCGCCGTTGATTTCACCCTGCGCCCATTTCTTTACCGCGTGCGCAACGATACCCACAAAGGCGACCAAAAGAAAAATCAGCGTTGCAAACGAAAACAGCTTGTCCATACTTACCCCCTGATAACAGTCAACAAAAACTCTTCATGCTTCATGTTGTCTTCAAATTCAGCAATCGCCCCTTTGCTTTGCAAAACCGCCATTTGAAACTTGCCGCTTCCGGCAAACGTTTCCAGATTGCCAAGCTTTTTGCCAAGCGCGATGCACCCGAGCAATTGAGCAAACCGCCCCGCCGATTCGTCGCCCATGAAGTTAGCGGAATGAATCTGAATCATTGACCGATTCGGCACGTTGTAAACCATATAGCACCAACCATGTTTCGGGCTGTTGAACCATTTGCATTTGTAAGGTTTGCCAACTGGGGATGCAGGTATGCAACTGACCCCGTTCGCGTTGTCTTTCCAAGGCAATTCGCCGCACTTGAACTTTGTGCCGTCATCAAGCACGAAGTCGCCAAACGTTCCGTCCATCGTGCTTGGTTTGCTGGTCAGGGTCGCGGCGCGCATTATTTAGCTGGAATGGTAATTGTGACGGGAGGTTTTGGAATCAGATTTTGCTGAATCCATTCCTTCGCGCCAATCCCGAGAAGTACGACAAGGCCAATCATTATCGCCTTCGTTCCATCGGTGACTATTGATTGTTTCATGTTCTTCCAAAACTTCTTGGATTCTTCGGCATCGGTCATGCGGGTTTCGTGGTCATTGCGATGTCCGGAAACGTCCGGCTTTCCATCAACGTGCGGAAACGCTTTCACAAGAACCGTGACGCTGGAAATTTCGTCGGACATTCGCGCAAGTTCCGCGTTCGTTTGCGCATATTGCTTTTCCTCCCCATCCATGTGCGCAATAAACGCCGCGCCCTGTTCGGCAATTTGCACAGTCTGAACTCTGATTTGCGCCTGAATGTCGCGCACCATTTCAAAAAGCTGGGTCATTGCATGTTCCTGATTTCGCATTACCGCGCGGCGTTCAACCTTGATGTCTTCCGGCATTTTATCTTCCATTTTTAGCATTCGACTATATGACCTGCAACCATTGAATTCAGCAATGAACGCCAATTATCCGCCCCAAGCAGGTAATCGCGCCGCCAACATGGTTTGGCGTTGTACCAGTGTTCCACGCGAAGGCTGAACGTCCATTGCCGGTGATACCAGCGCGTGCCGCCGATGGTGCGCTTAAAAGGTCTCTCCCAGAACGTCAGCGTTCCAAATATCAAATTCCAAACAATGTCGACCGAGCCGAACACGCCAAGCAACAACAGGGTCGCAATGCGCGGAACTATCAACATGGTTTTCCAGCCCTGCAACGCGCCGCCGTACCATTGGAACCCGTAGAACATCAACGGGAACATCAACAGGAATTTCATGCCGCCATCCAAGGCTGAACGGTAAGCTTCAGGTTGCGCGTCGAACCGTTCTTTGCGTCCGCCAGTTGATGCAAATGCCAGCCGATAGTTATGCGCCAAGCGCGCGGAACGATAGGCCAACGATACAACCAAGTGAATTCAAAATAATGCTTTCCGTCACCGTTCATAAGATAACGTTCAAGCGTTCCCGCCGTGACTGTCGCAACGCCGTTGGCATAGCCAATGTTTACATCGTCATTGCCGATTACCAAAAATTCATAGACAAGTTCGCGCGTGTCGATTGCCAACCCCGCCCAAGTGTCGTACCCGTATGCCGGATTCCGAAGTTGCCAAGCGACCGCGCAAACATACGCGAACAGCGGCGGTGTCATCCATGCCGCCCAACCCATTTCATTTCGGTGAAAGCTTTCATCCCCAACCGAAGGGTTATCATTGGTTTGCATCCAAGCAAGCCATCGCGGATATGCGCCGGACATTCCAAACAGCCCCAACACGGGCGCGAACACTACCGCAAACAGCGTCACAACGATTCCGACCAGTGCCAGCCCATACCAGCGGAAAAACACCGTCGAACCGTGTTTTGCGGCCTCATAGGTGATTGCGAACGCCCCGACCATCACCGCGCCAGCAATCGCGCATTGCGCCGCATCGTTCCACGCAACAAACAGCACGGCGGCAATCACCGCCAACCAGTTGACCAAAAGCTTTACCATGTGACCGCCCTTGCCTTTGCGATGGTTTTAACGCCAGCCAATTCCGCTTTTTTGTCCTGATATTTCTGGAAGGCTTGCCAGCCTTGCGCTGTGATTATTGACGCAAGCCCCTTGATGTCCGCATACGTGAAGGGAACGCGCGAATTGTCTTCAGCTACCCAGTAGAAACCAACGGGAAGCGTTTCGGCGGAATATCCGGCAAGTGCGCCGGTTATATTTTCCACGCTACCCGAGTCCGCCTGAAACATTGCAGTCACGCCGCCTAACGTTGTGAGCGCAACCGATTGCACACGCTCCGTCATGTGCTTATCAGATAAATATATAATCTTTTCCGTCCGTATATCGTCAATAGTTTCCACTTTTGGAGCGGGAATATATGGAATTGCGCCGCTTGGTATTTCTTGTTCGGCATACACAATAACCAGTTCGCCGCTTGCGAGAATGACCGCGATGTTTTCAGTGGCAATGTTCATTTAACCCCCCTCTTATTAATTTTTGTATTTCTGTGATTTTCAATCACTTCCACGCGCGAAACTTTAGATTCCAGTTTGCGGGGGTTATGTACATGGGAGCACCCGCGTCAAGACGAGGTAAGCGAAGCGCCCCCGACGACCTGTAGTATAGATAGCCGCTAGTTGCAAACACCGCACCAACCCATGCGGCATCACCATCGTCAGAAGTTATTGGAAATTCAAGCCCAACCGTATAACCGTACTCAGCAGCAATGCAAACTAGCGACAAAGTACACAACGGAGGGACGATTCCCATTCCGTGCGCAACCTGAACGGTTGTCCATGCAGCGGGGAATGCCTGAAGCGCACTTGTGAAGACTAATGCGGTTGCCGCATTGGCTGTGCCTTGCGCCGTTGCCGCGTTGCTCACCGCTGTATTTGCTGTGCCTTGCGCCGTTGCCGCGTTGCTCACCGCTGTATCTGCTGTGCCTTGCGCCGTTGCCGCCGCCGCTCTAGCGGTTGAGTCATTCGCGCTTCCGCTCATTGCGGATATTGGGGCGTAACCTGCCGCCGCGCCCGCTATGGTCAAGAACGCGGTTCCGGCGTTGTACATATTCACGCCGTCAGAATATATCGGGGTAACAAGCCCCTGCTGAACCGCAACGCCGACCCCGCCAACCGTAACGCAAGTGACGGAAAATGCGCCCGCCGTTCCGTTCACAACAACCCAATCCATTAACCACGCGGGGAAGATGATTTGAACGTTGCCGGTCAGCGTTCCGATCAGCTTTACAACGCGCCGCGAAGCCTGAACCGATGTCAGGCTTACATTCGCATTTGTCAGGCCGGAAATCGTTACGCCGCCAACTTGGTCGCGCGGAATCCAGTTCGACGGAAAGCCCGTAATTGTTGCGCTTGCGACTGTCTGGGAATTCGTGACGGTATAAGTTCCAGTTCCGCCCGCACCAGTGCCAAGTGCTGTGATTTTTGTTCCGCTGATAATTGTCGAACCGGAAACAAGCTGGCCAACGCGGATTGTGCCGGAAGTGACAGCAGTTACAGTTAGCGTCCCGCCCGAAATGCTGCCAGTGAATACAGGGCATTCGTCAGGATTTGAAACGTTGCCGTCTTCAGTTGAAACCCAGCTTCCAGAATTATCAGACAGTTGAAGAACTGCGCCCTTTGCATAACCGACAACGTTTGCATTTGCGGCAAACCCCGAGTCATACGTGAACATCCCGCCACCGCCAAGCCAACGAAGGCTTGCTGTGATGTCAAAAAGCACGCCATTGAAGTCAAGCCCATACGGCGGCACGCCGCCGCCCGAAATCGGTTGCATGGTCAGCGGGGGGAATCCGTCATTATACGAAGCCGCTCCCGCAAGCACGCCGATTTGCGAACCGACTGGAACGGTGTTCTTCAGTGCGCCGGAACCGCCAGCGAACGAAAGGACGATTTTTGAAGGCTGTTGGCTAGATAACAATTGGAACCCCCTGAACAAGCAACGAAGTTGTCACGCCCGTTGGCTTTGGCAAAATGCCGGACAACCCCAGTATTGATATTTCATACGGCGCAAGCGCGAAGTCAAACACGTATTGCATTTGCATCGAACCCAAGTCGCTTGAATAGCACACGCCGCGACCGGCAAACAATAGGTTCATCAGCTTGTTCAATTGCGGCGCGGAACACGCCGTTATGTTCGCAAGCGACTTGGCTAGAATCAACGTGCGAAACGCATCATCCCCAAGCGTGATAAGGCCATTGAAAATGGTGATGTTGTTGTAAAACGGGTAAACATTGAACGGCGAAAAGCTGTTTGCGGACTCTTCAAAACCGAAATACTGATTCAAGTTCACCACGGGAATATATCGCGTGACATCGACAAGCCGCCCGAGTACGTCAAGCCCGTAACCTGTCGCTGTTTTTATGTCCAATTCTTTTGAAACGAAGTCGTTGATATTTCCAGACGGGTCAACCTCGTCATTGAATCGCGCAAGCCATTCCGTCAGGATTGGGCCTGTCGCATACTGGGAAATAATAGTTGACTGATAATTGTTCATACCATCGCCACTGTTATGTCACTAGCGGAAATGGTCGGTTCTTGGTCGATTCCCATTGTCACGCTTGTCAACGTTGCGGTCGAAGTTCCAAGCAAAATCGAAAGGATGTTTGCGAACGGGCTGGTCGCCGCAATTCCGGCATAGAACCTACCTGACACGATTTGCGAACCTATGCGCGCGCGCAATCCGCCATCAGTTCCGTTGAACGCGGCGATGATTGCGTTTTTTGTCAGGTTGATGATGTCGGAGGGAAGGTTTGCGTTATTCTGAAGCTGGACGGCAAACTTTACCGGCACGCTTGTCGGACGCTGGAATTTCACCGTATAGGCTGGGTATGGCACATTGTAGCCGCTTGGGTCTGTCACGGTGACAGTCGTGTTTCCAACGTAGTCACAACCAAGCGACTTTTTGCCCCAAATCGCTTCAGCGACCGCTTGGCTTGTTCCGCCGACCGCTGCAACATAGATTGAGTTTTTCGCAATGCTGAAAGCGGTTGCGCCAACAGTGATTGCCGTCGCCGTGTTGTTTTCGTACACGTAGCAATCAAGCACGCCGGACAGGCCGGACACGGCGGCATAAATGGCTTGCATCGAGCCGGAAGAGTTTGCTGTGACTGACGCCTTGCGCCGCGCTTCAAATGCAATGCGCGATTCGACTTCGCTTCCGGTCACGCCGTCAGTCGGATTGTTCACAGATTCCCAGCCCGTCACCGCTTGGTAAATCGTTGTCAGCGTGTTCGCCGTGCAAGCAATCGCGCCCGCAACGATATTCTTGAACGGTAGCGTCACGCTTCCGCCAACACCAATGACGCCGGATTGTGTGCATGTGTAAATGTTGCCATTGACATCGCGCGCCAGTGCGCCAAGCGGCACGGTTGCGCCGGTCAGGCCAACACAAACGGCGTTGACAACGGTACTTTGCGCGGGCGTGCGCGTCATAAAATACAGGTTTCCAATGGCGTCCTGAAATCGACCGTCCGCATAGGTTGGGTCAATCATGTTGGCAACGTGCGCAATCTGGGAATTCTTGTCGGCAATGATGGCGGCAAACGTGGTTGCCAATTGCCCTTGCGGGGTGTTCAGGGCTGGATTCAACTGACCGCCGAAAGCAGCATTGATGTCGGCAATGACGCCCGCCAGAATGTCAGCTTCGGACGGTAGAATTACCCCTGTACTTGTCCATTGAATCGCTGGAACGTTTGTCATTTTCTGCCCTTTGGGTCGCTGTCTCGCGTTGCCAATTAGAAAAACTGAACGTTGTTAGCCTGTCCGTTTATATCAATAATTTCGATGTTACCAGAAACGCGCCTGTCGTTGTACCAAAGGGCATTGCATTTAGCCTTTGCCACGTTAGGCACGGTCAGTGCGGCTTCCTGATAGTACGATTGAAGCAATGCCAGCTTGGGGGAGTTTCCAAGCACGTTTTCAAAGTACGGAACCCCTTGGCTTGTGTCATAGTACATTTCGCCCAGAAACAAGCGGCACGCGCTGGCGACATCCTGCGCAATCGCATACGGTTCAGCCGCGACCGCAATGTTGCCGTTCGCGTCAACCAAAAAGTCCCATTGTGAAGGGTGAAGCAAAAGTGTCATCATATCGGCAAACCCGTTACCCCAGCCCCGACCGTAACGCCGCCGTGCGTATGCGTTGAAAGATTCTTGCCGTTGCCCTTAACTTCGCCGGATGCCGTGACTTTTCCGGTCACAGCAACGTCACCCGTGATATTGATGTTTGTGGCGGCAATGGTCAAGTCTTTGCCGCTTGCCGCGTGAATTTCAATGCCGTCCGCGCTGAATCGAATAAACTGGGTCGGCTGGGCGTTCAGGATGCCGCCCATGTATAAACCGTCAGCCATGCTGTTCCGGCGCGCGGAACCTGCGTTTCCGGCCTTCTGGGTCGATTTTACAACGCTTATGTCCCTGTCCGCGAACACGGCAACCCCGATGTCACCAACGGCGGGGTCAAGGATGATGGCAGACACGCCGCCCTGCATTCGCACGTAGGGCAACTTGTAAACCGTCCCGTGACCGCCATCGACAACCACGCCAGCCCCGTCAAGCACGTTGACCAATGGCTGAACGTCAACGAACCCGAACGGCGCAAGCGTGCCGGTATTCGTCACGGCGACCACCCTGACCAGCGTTGCGATATTGGCGCGGCCTATAACCTGCCGAACCATAAACATGATTGCGTTATAGTCGCCCGCATAATCGGATGGCGCGGCGTTGCCCTGTTGGCCCAGTTCAGCCATTTGCTGACCCCTGACCGTTTGCCCATACGCATATATTTGTGAACCAGCGACCGTTTTGAACGTTCGATTCCAGTTCATGCGAAACCTGATTGACCGTCCAAACGCCGTTTGCCGCCGTGACTTGGCTTCCCTTTATTTCGATTTGATGCCCGAGTTTGATTTTGGGGTTGAACAGCGTCTTCACAATCAACCCAGCCGAACTTGCCGTTGGATAGCCGACCATTCCGGTTGATGGCGAAACAACCACGGGCGGCGAACCTTTGTCGAAGCTTCCAAACATCGGGCGGATTTTCAAAAGCTTTTTCGTTGTGTCAAAGCTGTATTCAATCCCAGCCTCCCGAGCGCACTGGTCGATTTGCGATTTCACCGCGCCGTAAAAGTACCCCGTCACCGTTTCCGTGACCCCATCGTTTTGCAGTTCATAGCCGATTGAATTGGCAAGTTGCTTCATAACGAATTCGACCTTGGCAACATCCTTCAGCGATGTCGCCTTTGCGATGGTCATGGCGGCTTCCATGCTGGCGTGCGCCGTTATTTCAAGCGCGACATCGGGAGCGGAATTGAAATCGCCATAGGCTTCAAAGATGGTTCCAGAATAAACCATTGTCATCGCGTCCGGCGTGTCGCCAGCAAAGACCGTGATTCTGTTTTTGCTTCTGATTTGATTTTGAAGGCAACCCACAACCGTCAACTGATTGATGACGTTCAGCGGTAAGCCATAGATTTTAATGCGGGCTTCGTTTTGCGCTTCGCCTCCCGCGTCATTCAAGTCGCAAACCATTCGGTGATTGATAAGCGTTTTGAATTCCGAAGGCGTGCCTCTTCCGTCCGCGCTTGGGTCAAGCTGGATTATCGCCCGCATGAATCTGTTGTTGAAGTCGGTCACGATATATCAACAGCCGCCGCTTCCGCCACTGTCAGGTATAGCAATTCAAACCGTGCGCCAAGGCCGGAATAGTCTGGGTCTGAACTTCCTTGCGTATCGTTAAACATGAAGTCGCCAGCGAAACCAAGGCAAGGCTTGTCAACCAACAGGTTTCGGTTTTGGCAAATCACGTACTGAACGCGCGGCGCATTCGCAACGAACAGGTCGAAATAAAGCAACCCATCGGTTCCGGTATAAAGGTTTATTTTGCACACCTGACCGCCGACTTGTGTTGTGAAGTTCTGGTTTGGCGTTGCCAGTAGCGGAAGTATCAGCATTATGGTTTCACAGCCCCAGAAGTGTTGCCCAAGCTTTGCGAAGGCGATGCGCTGGGCGTTGCTGGCGAACCAACCTTTCCGGCTTGCGCGGTCGTTGAGATGGCTTCCATGATTTGAACAAAGCTGATTGCGACAACCAGAATGCCAAGGCCGTTTTTCAGTTCGCGCTTGTAGTCGTATCGCTCAACCGTCAGATTTTTATATGTTCCGGCTGGGGTAATCAGGCCGAAATACTCAATCGAATTCGACATTGCATCAAGCGTAGAAATGAACTTTTCTTTCTTCGCATCATCGCCGCCGACCGCAACCGTTACCTTCAAATTGAAAGGCGTGTGAATCTTGTTGTATGACGCGAACCCGCCGTTTTCAATCGGGTACGTTGACACGTTGAAATTGTTAGTGAAGTCGATTCCGTGAAATGAATCTGGTTCAATCGCCGGTTCAAATCCGCCTGTCTTTTTGATGCCGGATGACAGACTGAATGACACGCCTGTTTTTTTGTTTTCCGACTTCATGTTGTAAATTACCCAAGTCGGGTTGAGCATATCCAGAAGATTGCCCAGCACGCCCGACCCGAGCGTTACGGCGGCGGCAACATAGTTACCCTTCAGCGGCGGAACCCCAGCAAGGAAAGGAAAGCCCATTATCGCGTACCCGATGCCGCCATTGCGGTCATGCGACTATTCCCAACGGGTCGCAACTGTTGTTGCACAATGTTTCCGACTTCGCGCGCATCGGCTTTACCGGCATTGATGGTCACGTTGTTGTTCGTCACTTGGCTTGAACTCCGGTTGTTGTACAGGTAGGAATCGTCTGAATTGTACATGCCGCGCAAGCCGTTCATCATCCCGCCCATGCCGACCGAGCCGGACGCCTTGGGGGATAGGAATGGCAAGAAGAATTCCGCAACGGCGTTTGCTTGGCGTGCCGCTGTCGCGCCGAAGTCGCCAACCGCGCCAACTATTTTTGAACCTGTCGGTTGCGCGCCATCCTTGCTTGTCTTTGTGATTCCCGTCAGCTTTTCAAATCCTATTGCGGCCTCTTTCAGTTTTTCGATAAGCTGAACAACAAACCCGATTGTTTTCCCGATAGCGTTTCCGACAACCTTGAACGCGGTCGCAACGGAATCAATTGCCGATGCAACACCCTTGACGGCAACAACCGTGCTTTCAATCCAATCGCTGAACTTGCCTTTGTTATCGTCAACCCACTTGGTCAGCTTCGGCAGGATTTCAAACAGTAGCGACCGCCCGACCTTCTCCAAGGATGTCATCAAAAACGCCCAATCTTTTTCAGCCTTGCGCGCCTCCAATCCTTGTTGCTTGGTAACGCCCGTCACTTTCGCGCCGTTGGCTACCTGTTCCCGTAGCTTCTGACTGCCCTGCTTGTACAGATTGAATGTTTCGGTATCAAGACCCATGAATTGCCGCGCCTTCAGCATCGCGTCAGAAGGGTCGATGTCGTTCAACTGTTTGAGCAAGTCCGCTTGGGCGTATATGAAAGATTCGGTGTCTTTGAACGCATTCTTGTCCATGCCGCCCGCTTTGAAATATCCGGTGACATCGGCGTTTGCAATGCCGCTGTGCATCGACGCAACAGCCATTGCCGCGCGGTCGATGGAAGACATCATTCCTTCAGCGGAACCGCCAGCTTGCCGCATTGCATAGCCGAAGCCCGACAGCTTTTCAACGCTGACATCAACGTTTTCGGACATTCTGGACATTGATGCGGTAAGCGAAACGCTGTCTTTGATGAACGAAACGATTCCTTTACCCGCCGTGAATAGCGTCAGGAACGCAAGCGTTTCATTGCGAAGACGGGCGAACCCGTCAACCATTTCCTTATTGCGTTTTTTGTTTTCCTTGGCTTGCCGTTCGCGCTGTTTGTCAACGGCCTTTTCCGAGTCGGAAACTTCCTTGTCGCCCTTCTTGGTTTTCTTCACCAAGTTGTCACGCTCTTTGTCGGATTCCTTGACACCCTTCTTGTAACCAGAAGAGTCTAGCCCGAGCGTAACAATCAGCGCATCAATTATTGTTGCCATTGCTCAGAACCTTTTGGTTGTATGCGTCAACATAGATGACTTCAAGCAGGTTGTGAACGTCTTCCATGCTCAACACGGTTTGCAGTTCAACCAGCGTTGCCGTGCCGGAAGAAACGATTACGGCGATTGAGCGCGGCACGTTTCTGTACCGTAGCAACTTCGTGTTTTCGCCGCCGCTTACCCCGAAGTCTATTTGATGGCGGCTTGCGAAAAATCCCAATGCAACCCGAACACCATCTTGCGCAACTTCATCCGTGTTTGAATTTCTTCAATATCGGATTCAATCAGGCCGCGAACAACGGTCGGCTTGCTGGCGTCCGGCACAATCTGAACGCAAGTCATCATTTTTGCGAACAGCGGTTTCGCCTGTTCATAAGGAACCTTCCCGAGCGCACTAAGGCCGATTGACGCGATGCCAGCGAAGCCCATGTTTACGACATCATCAGGCACTTCAACGCCCGCGTTCAGCAGGGCAAAGAACGCCTGAATTGCCCAGTCTTCAGCCTCAGACGCGGGAAGTTCCGTGACGCGGAAAACTTTGCCTTCGTCACGGTTTGCGTCTTCAACTGTCCAATCAAGTGTTTTCCGCATGGCTTACATTGGCGCGCGGGAAATGTTTTGAAACTCCAAAGAGAATTTGCGCGGTTGCAAAATCTTTTTGGCGGCTGACATCACCGATGCTTTTTTTAGGAACCCGCCCGTGAAGGCGTACACGAACCCGATTGACGGGATTGCGATGGTCGCGTTCGCCTTGTACTTGTCGCGCGCAATCGCTTCAGCCTGAATCCACGCATCAAAGATTGCCGCCGAAGTAGAGTCGGCCTGAAGCGTGATTTCCAGCGGCACGGCATACGGCACGAAACCGGCTGAAAGCTTGCCGTCAACGCCCATCGCGGTTTCCCCCATATCTAACTCTTCGGATGCGAAAGCATCGTCAACCGCGAACCCTTGAATCTGGACGGGGATGTTGTACAGGCTGGCGATTCCAATCATCAAAACCGCATTAGAACTTGTCAAAGTGGACATCGTGTTTCCCCTTATTGAATAACGATTGAAGGCATGTTGATTTGCTGAACGCTTCCGCCGTCCATGTACCAGAACGAAATGGGCGGGGAAGTGCGACCAGAGCGCACTTGGGCGGTCGCCTGACCTACCAGCAAGTACCACCCGCGAGTGGAAAGCGTGCCGTCAATCACGCGACCGGCTTGATTGTTCACTTGCGCAACCTGCGCGGCGGACAATGTGATTCCGGTGTTGATGCCGCCGAAGTTCAGCATTTGGTCAATCGGGGCTTGACACGCGCCAGCAATCAGCGTGTTGCCTTGCGTGCTGTACGGAATCGAGCCGGTTTGTGTCAACAGATTCATCAAGGCCAATTGGAATTGGCTATTCAGATAAATCTGATTCACGTATTCGTCAATGAACTTGTAAACGCCGGACACAATGCCCTTGAAAAAGAACGTGAAGCCTTGGTTCGCGGTCGCGTACTGGCCCACGAAATTGTAGCCGTTCGCGGTCAGGGCGTTCGCAACGGTTTCGTTGGTGACGCTTGCGGCAAGGCCGGATTGATACTTGAACGCATACGTGATGCGCCCGTTGGTCGCGTTGAAATTCAGCGAAGCGGTTGTTCCAAGGACAAAGGCGGCGTGTGTCGCATCGCCATAAACGCCGACCGTGCCGGAATAACCAGCCGTCACAACGGATGCCATGAAAGTCGTTGTGTCTGGCGTAGTGATTGCACCGACCGCCGCCGTCCATCCGACATATGCGAAGCGATTGTTCTGACCGTTATTCCATGCCGACAGCGCAATTTTCACAGCGTCAAGCGGTTCGTAAACGGTCATAAACGTTGCCCAGTTCAGGGAAATCGCCTTGATTGCATCCATCGCTGTCGCCGCAACCGCGATGTCCGCGCCAGCCGACACAACCGCGCCGGTCGCAACCGTCAGGTTCAGGTTCGCCGCCAACGTGCCGGTTGCAACGGACATTGTTGATGCCGCGCCGGTCGTGCTGGAAGTGAACAGGAACGCGCCGCGCTGTGCATCCCATGTGCATGTAGCCCCAAAGGTTGTGAAGCCCGCCGCGATGATTGTGGCGGCATTGCTGAACGATGTTGCGGCGGACAGGTTGATTGTTGCCGATGTCTTTGGCGTGCCGTTGACGGAAATGGTCAGCACGCCGGAAAACGCCTGAAGCTGAGTCAGCGTCAACGCCAACGCGCCGCCGCGCAAGTAACCGGCAACAGCCGCGTCATTGAATTGCGCGAACATCAGGTTCGCCGGAAGCAGGGTTGCGCCCTGATAGCCGCCGAAGTACACGGAAGCCAAAGCGGCTTCAGTCGATGCCGAACCGAAGAATGCGGCAACGTCAGTTTGTGACGCGAACGACTTCAGCGTTCCAATCGGAACCGCCGTGTCCTTGGTTAGCATGATGCCGTTCAGGTTCAACGCCGAACCGCCGCCATTTATGACGCTGGGGATAATCTGGACAATCGCACTTGCTGGAATCATGGTGAACCCCTAAAAAAAGTTATGGAAAAGCGCGTTCAACGGAAATGGTGTCAACCGTCAAGCCTGTTGCTGTTTCTTGTGGTGTAGTGAACACCGTGTTCAACTGCAAAACTATTTCAAACGTCCAGCGTTCCAGATATTGCGCTTCGCCAGTGGTCAGTGGCATTTGCCGCGCATCGCCAGCAAACAGCGGCGCGATGTCGTAACCGGAAGTCCCAAGGCCGAACGCCTGAAATGCGTAATCATCCCGCATCAAACTTTGAAGCATTATCGCATTGTCTGAAGCGGTTGCGCCATAGCAGTCGATTTGAATTGTGTATTGTGTCGGGCGGGAAATCGTCTTTGTCAGGCCAGAAACGGAATCGACCGGCGTTGACAGTTCAATCGCCATCAATGGCGTCATGGTGATAAAGTCTCCAACCGGTATCGAAACGCGGTTCACTTGCGCCCTTACAACCTCCACGCCAGCCGGAACAACCGACAGGATGAAATTGCGCAACGCCGTGAAGGTTGCCGCTTGCGGAATCGAATTTATCATTGACCGTCCAGTTGCATTGTTATGCCAACGCAAACCCAGTCAGGCCAGCGTTCCATTACCGTGTTCACCAAGTAGGTGCGCCCGTCGAATTGCAACAGGTCGCCGCCCTTGCCCATGATGCGAAACACGCCCTCAAACTTTCCGTTCAAATACGCCTTTTGCGTCACGCCCTGAATGTTCAGGCCGTTCAATCGCTGAATGTCCGAACCGGATAAGGCTTGAACATCGCCGTCGATTTCAAGCGGGCTGTATTGCGGGGATTGCGTGCCGTCCGCGTCCGTCACGTAACCCGTGCTAACCTGAACCACCATCGCAATGCGCGGGTTTACCGCGCTGATAATTCCCGCTGTGATTCCCTGCAAATTCATGTTGGAACTTTCGGCATATCGTGTCTGGTTTCCGCAACTTCATATTGAACAGAATTTATCATGTGACCCGTCCGAATCAAAGGCTTTGCCGTTGTTGTTGCGTTGTATTTCTTCGACTTCCCAATTCGCTGTGCAACCGTAGAAGCAGCAAGCGGCGGCGTGTTAGTGTCAATGACCGCTTGCTGAAGTTGCGCACCAATGCCCTGACCCATTGCAAGCAACGCCTTTTCGCCGTCGAACTTCTGGTACTTCAGGACTTGCCCAAGCGATTTGCCCCAGTCGCGCGACTTCATGCGAACCATGTTGGAAAAGAACGGTCGCGCCGGAATACGCGAAGTGCCGTAATTCTGTAACGCGGCAACCATTGCAACGCTTGTGCCGTCTGGGTAGGTTGCGCCATCCATGAACCCTATGCTGACCGATTCCGCCCTGCCCAGCCCCTTCTTAATGCGCTCCAAAACCGCTTTCAGCTTGTCGCCGCCCCTGAAGGTGATGGTTGTCATCTTGCGTATGCCGCGCCGCTTTGCGGCCTTGATGCGCCCGCGAAATACTTGAACGTGCGATATGGTGCGGACGCTTGCCAGAAGGTCGCGCCGTACTGGGTTTGCATGAACCATGCCGCCGTGCCGGAAACCGCGCCCATGTCCGACCCGACCGACACGGAACCTTGCGATGCGCTGTTGATGCGCCCGACAAGCTGACTTGGCTTTTGCCCGTTCACTCCGAAGTTCAGCGCGAGAATGTGCGCCGCCATCATGTTCAATAGGACTGACCGCATACCACCAGCCGAAAAATCGGACACGGGGGATGCGTCAGTATTGTTGCAGAAAACGCCGCCTTCGTTCCAACAGGCTTCAACTGTCGGGTCTTCGATGCCGCCGAACTCGGGGTATCGTGCGCGAAACCGCGCCAAGTCGAAAACGACGATTCCCATTTTATGCCGCCGCCTTTTTCAAGACAGCTTCCATCGACTCATCGGGCTTCACGCCGGTTGATTTGTCGTGCGGGTCGATACCTTCAAAGCCGGTTTTTACCTTGGTCATTTCCTTGGCCTTGGCGTCAATGGAATCGGCCTTTTCGTGCGCAAAGATGAAACCAGCCTTTACCGCTGGGTGATGTTGGTGTTGCTTGTGCCAAGCGTCCCAAAGGTCTTTGTCAACTTCCGTAACGCCCCATCCGCCCGCTATTTTGGAATGGTGCGCGCCCTTCAGCACAGCACTTGCCGAAATGGTGTTGTCCTGACCATACAGGTTGATTTGGAAACCGTTCGGAATTTTGCAACCAACAAGAATCTTCGCCATTTTTTACCCCTCAAAGTTAGTGTGGGGGGACGATTCCCCCCACATGCTTTTTGCTACATTTCGCCCAGCTTAGATGCCCAGCATCGAAGCAATCGCCGCTGGCAGACGGATGATCGCACCCCATGTGCCGGAAGTCTTCTTTTGTGCGTAGCTGGACAAATCGACCTTGACCGGATGCGCGCGCATCTTTTCATTGAATGCGCAATAGCCGGTATCCTGACCATCGACGCTTTCAACGAAGAATTGCGCCAGATTGCCCGCCGCCGTTGCGTATTGAACCGCAACTTCGATTCGGCAATTCGGGAAATTCTTCTTGATTTGGTCGAGAACGTTGACGTTGTACTGATTGGTTTTGGTCAACTGCGCTTCGCAAGTCGGCGTGATTGCCAGAACCAGTTTCGCATCACGCTCAACCAGCCCTTGCAACTGGGTTTGCAGTTGAACGTACAGCGCAACGATGTCCGAATAGATTTCGGCGGCGGTCTTCAACGCCCATGTATTGCCGCCCGCGCCGGTTGTCGGGCTGATAGATGCCGGAAGGCTGGGGTCGTTCAGGATGCCGTAGTTCATCAGGCCGTTGATGCCGTAGAAATACGAATTGTTCAGGAACTTGTCCAGAATCAGCGTCGACGCAACGTTCAGGTTCGCGGCGTAGTTAATCTTTGCCTCGCCAGCGCGCGCAAGTTCCAGTTCGCCCCATTGGGTAACGGTCTGGAACAGGTAGCTTTGGCGGTTTACCCAGTTGATGTTTTGCCCAACGTTGCCGTTGTTGTTGAAATCGCCGTAGCTGGTGACTTGCCCCGTGCTTTCAACGACTGGGAACATCGCGGTTTGCGTTGTCCAATCGCCCTTTTTGGTTTCGCCCAGAATCTGCGCGCCCTTGTTGGGGGTTGTCAGAATGCGAATCATTTCGGGGTCGAGGTAGTTCGTCAGGAACGCGGGGATGCCGCTGTTGCCCTGAGTCACCAACGCGGGGAGCGCGTCCATAGCAACGGACACGTCCATTGCCATTTCGTGCGGTTCGTACAAGCCCTGCACCATCGGCGCAACGATGCCGAAGTTGGAAGCCAAAAACTTATGGTCGAATGGTTTCATTTTTTATTAGCCCCAAGTGGAAATTTTGACCAGTTCGTTCGCGGCGGCATTGCCGTCAACGAAGAACGCTGTTTGAATTGCGCCGGTTCCCGCAATCGCCGTGCTTGCAACAACAGTTGCGTTGGACACGATATACGTGCCAGCCCCGCCCGTGCCAGTGCCGCGTGCCGTGACGATGGTTCCAGCCACAACGTTCGTGCCGGACAGGATTGCGCCAACCGCAACGGTTCCAGTCACAGTGCCGCCGACAGTCAGAACGCCCGAAGTCTGGGTGACGGTCGTGGAAGTAACAGTTTGCGGAATGCTGACTTCATACGTGCCGATTCCGCCCGCTGTGCCGGTCAGTTGCGCCAGCACGGTCGTACCGGAAACAACGTTTGTGCCGGACAGTGTGCCGCCAACCACGATTGCGCCCGAGCCAACGGCGGTCACACTCATCACGGCAGTTCCATAACCGCCCGAGGGGGTCACGTTCTGCGCGATGCTTGCGGTCACGCTGGTTGCTGCTTGTGCGGCGATGCTGGAAGCGGAACCAGTGAATCCGGCAACGGTCGCGCCATCGGCGGCGGTCACAATTGCGCCGTCACTGTAACGGGCAAAAACAGCTTGTCCGCGAATCGCTTGGGTCGTGGTCTTCGCCCAGAATTCGCCACGGGTGAACAGGGTGACGGGCTGACCGGCAAGAATCGTGTTGTTGTAACCGTCAAACCATGTGGAAATGGTCGATTGCAGTTCATTTGCCACGAAGCCGGTCGGCTTGCCGCCATTCAGGGTGAAGCTGTTCGCTTGCTGGGTGTACGGGTCAATCCATGCGAAAGAACCGACCACCAACCCCAGAATGCCAGCGATGAAGCCGCCAGCGTCAGCCAAGGCCGATGCGCGCGGATTCGCGGAAGCGAAGTCACCAGCTACCGCAACGGCGGGCTGGTTTTGAACCGATGTTTGAAACGATGCGATGTTTGGCATTTTTTAACCTCTCTTCGGGATTACAGCGTTGGGGAAATCCTTCTTGAAGTCGCCAGAAGCGGACAAGCCGGAATCGTTTGCCACGGGCGCGGCCTTCTTGCCCTTAGACAAGTCGAACAACGCTTTGAAGGCGGACGGATGAACGTCTTTCGTGTTCACGCCCAAATGGTCAAGCGCAAGCTTGTACACGCCAGCGGCGGAATCTTGCGCAACCACGGAACCGATGACCGGCTGAACGTCCAGTTCGGCGGCGTGAATGGCTTGCATACGCTTTACCGCACTGGCTTCAGCGGCGGCAATTGCAGCATCCATCGCGGCTTTGTCGTCTTTCTTGTCCTTGTCGGACTTCTCGAAAGCCTTGGCCTTGTCGTCTTCCTCATCGGAAGCGGCCTTTTCTTTCTTCGCCTTCATGCGGGCTTCATATTCTGCATCGGACTCACCTTCGCGTTGTTCGTCCTCATCGTCCGCGACCTTCGCTTTGGCTTTTTCCTTGTCTTCCTCTTCCTTGATGACGGTTTCCGCATCGCTTGCCAGAATCCGCGCCAAGTCCTTTTTTGAAATGCCCGCGTCCATTGCGACTTTCAGCGCGGCGGCGTGAGCAAGAATCAGTTTCTCTTTTCTCGTCATGGTAAATGTTCCTTGTAGGTTTAAGGGTTTTGAATCTGCAACAACAACGTCCGCGCCAGCGCGACCGACTTCGACAAGTGCAACATGATTGCCGATGATATTTGTCATGCGACCGTCATACGCCACGCCTTCAAAGGTTCCGGCTTCCATTACTGGGGTATAACGATACGAACAGGACAATTCGCATTGGTCGCGGGTTTCGATGCCGGCAATGGCGACCGACTCCCAGACAACCAAGGAATTTTTTAGATAAGGGAATTCAAACACGCAATCCGTTCCGGTCGAACCAACAACCAAGTCGGGTTGATGGTCTTCGGGTGATACCGGAACATGCTTCGACAGCAAGGGAATGTTATTGAACGAATCCGCCGCGCGCTTCAGTTCTTCGGGGTCGCGGTAAAGCTGATAAATCTTCTCGCCATCCAGCCCCAGCGTTTGCCAATTCGGAATTTCATGCCCGAAATACGGGTTGACAGTTGCCTTGCTGATATTGGAAGAGTCAACATGCAAACGCCCGTCGACATCCTTGCGGCGTGCCGAACGGTCGAAGGCAAGCAGATTGGCGGGCATTTCATCAAACGCCAACGCCAAGGGGGTTGCCCTTGGCTTGTACGCTGATTCAATGTGCCGTTGCTTCGTCATTATTTCCGTTTCGCGCCTCGCGGCGTATTTGTCCGCCTCGCGGCGTTGCAAATTAACTTCGCGGCGACAGTATCACGCCGCTTTCTTTTAGGTCAAGGGGTTGGCCTAGTAAACCCGTGAAATTGGCAAGTTGGTGACATTCAACTGAACCGTTGCTTCCCGAGTATTACCCGCCGATGTCAGGAACAACGCGCGGACAATGTACGTGCCGACCGTCTTTCCGGCTGGGATAAGTCCGCCGCTGATTTGCACGATAATGACCTTGCCGATTGCGCCCGTAGTTCCGTCAGGGAATGCAATGGTCGAAGCGTTGGCGACCGGCGTTCCAAACGTCAGGCCGGTAGTGTCAGCCGTCACCCCCGAAATCGACACGATGGTTTCGCCGACATTTAGGATGTCAGTACAGTCGATGTCGTACCAAACGGATTCGCTGGTTCGCTTTTCAAGGTAAGGCGTTGCAATTTTCATGGATTTTCCTTTGCGTGCCATATTGTGCCGCGTGCGGGAGGTCTTGCATAGCCCGCGCGGGCGGCAACGCGCCAAGCGTCACCCCGTCCGGCAACATGCCAGAACGGTCGCGTTGCTTCATTTGGTGCTTGCGAAAGCAGGGAACAATAATCATAAGCCGCCGCAAGTTCTGTGACGCTTGCGTTTATCACTCCCCAAGTGTTTGCGAAGTCGGTCGCCGCACCTAGTTCAGCAATGAAGGCGTTGGACAAGTGAATGCAAGACGCTGAATCAATCGCGATTGCCAATTCCTGAATCGACGCCGTTGCCATCTTTTGCGCTTGCGCAAAATCTGTTCCGGTAGTCGTTTCGCTTGCGCTTGCAACCAAAACCGAGTTTGCGGAAACGCTATCGGTTCCGGTTGCCGTTTCCGTGATTGACGCGGTTTGAATACCTGACCCAGCCGCCGAGGCGGTATCGGTTGCCGATGTCAGTTCGGACACGGACGCACCCATGATTGCAACAACGCTTTCCGCCGATGTCGCTGTTGCCGATTCCGTAATACCGGCGGCGCGCAAGGAAGTGTTTGAAGCGGTATCAGACGCGCTTGCCGTTTCCGTGATACCAACAGCAAGGACGCCCGACGAAGACGCGCTATCGGTCGCCGCGGTTGATTCTGTGATGCTTGCCGATGTTATCTTTGCCGCGCTTGTCGAATCTACTCCGGTTGCGCTTTCGGTGATGCTTGCGGTCAGCGGCGCGATGCCGGTTGACCCGTTCGCCGTTTCCGTTGCTGTTGTGGTTTCTGTTGCGTTTGCGGACAATGTTGCGATTGCGCTTTGCGTGTCAATCGCTGAAGCCGGTTCGGATATTGATGCCGCCCGCACAACCACCGCATCAAGCGCGTCAATCGCTGAAGCCGTTTCGGTGATGCTTGCAGTCAGTCCGCCGCCCGATGGTGCGGAATATCCGCCGTATGGGTTTAATCCAAACGGACTTTGCCCAAACATGGCTTAAAGGGTTGCGGCAAGAATAAACAGGGCATCAAGGTCTGCGCCCAACGCTTCGCCTAGCGCAATCAGTTCTGGATTGCTTCGCTCAAACGTTGCCGAATATTGCCATTCGTCGCGCAAGTCGCGGCTTCCCGCCGCAACCATCAGTTCAACATCGTCGCGCCTTCCGATTTGATTCAATGCCAACCTGATTTGCTTTGGCGTAACTGATTGCGGAACGGTCACGCAAATCTGATTCGGCACGCCGCCAGATTGCAGGAATGCCGCATACTCTTCAAAGGCCGCTTGGTCGGTCACGGGCTGAACAACAGCCCCGTCCGCATCGCGCGTCACCTGTCCGGTTTCATGGTTGTGCGTGAACATTTTAGTGGTCGCTTTCTACATAGATACGGTTCACGCCAATAGCCGTTGTTGTGACCGTCACGTTTGCGGTTCCGTTCGACATTGTTACGCTTGGCCCCATAAATGTCGTATTTGCTGGCGGATTAGTTGACTTGCTTGTGTCAATCAATGTGTTTCCAACAACCACATCATCAAGGCGATAGTAAACCACCGTATCATTTGGTTTCATGTACATATAGAAGTCAAACACCTGACCAGCCGCAAGCGCGGCGTTCAGCGTAATCGCAACGTCCGTTTGTGTTGTTCCGTCCTTTGTGGAAAAGTTCAGCACAGTCGCCGCATCCGTCGACTTGTGCCATAAGCCGCACATTGAAATTGCCGGAACGGTATCGGACGCGACTACAGCGGTTGTGCCTGAATGCAACCCAGCAAACAGCCGAACAGTCGCCGCAGGCCAAAGGTCGATACTGAATCGACTGAAGAAAAAGAACCCGCCCATTCCAGCCGCATTGCCGCGCCAGAATTGAGCCGCACCCGTAACGATTGAAGACACGCCCAAAACCTGATTGGTCGTTGTGGCAACGTTTGCCGACCGCGTGCGCTTCAATTGGTTGAACATCGTCGGCGCGGTTGAAACAGGTGTCGGGTGCGAAATCGTTGTACCGACAGCCCAAGGCGTGCCGATGCTCAACCCTGCCGTACTTCCGGTGTTCGGCGTGTATAAAACAAAGTTATTTCCGAACATGGCGGGCTGAACGGGGGATTCAAGACCGCTTGGCGGCATCCAGTGCGGCAAAGTACGTCCCGCAACTTTTTTTGGATAGAAATACATTTCCCCGTCAACCGCTGGCGCGGGGTGATTCAGCACCGTCTTAAATTCAACCGCCCCGTTGTCATCATACTGAAGAACAGCGTCAGCCAATGGCGCAAGCGTCACCGTTTTGATGCCAGCCCCGAACGTTACAATAGCGCCAACCCCAGAACTTCCGGCAAGGATAGCCGCTCCGGTCGTGGTCAGTATATTTCCGGTGTTCCAAGTGAACAAAGCGGCTTGCCATAGACCCGCGCCATCATTCACGATGGCGTAACAGGTGTCCCCGTTTATCATAGCCAAATCAGGGGGGACGGTTCCGCCGAAAATACGGCATCCGGTAGTTGCGCCCGCAAGGGCGATGTTCGCCCCATCGGTTGACGTTGTAATTTCTTGAACTAGGTCGCCAGTTCTATGTGCCATACATCACCCGCATTGACGGGGGCGACTTGCGCCCCCTGTTGATTACAAGCCCGTGCTGTACGTGACGTTCAAGGTGTCCAAGTTCGCAACCGGCTTGTCGCCGCCGCTGAACAGGCCTGCCGACCACATTGCGCCGGAAGTGTTCCCGACCGCGCTGGTTGGCGCAACGCCAGCCGCATCCTTGATTGCCAGAAACACGCCCTTAATGGTGTCGGTTCCGACGATGCTGAACGATGCCGCCGTTGTCGCCAAGGCGCGTGCCGCCGCTGTGCCGAAGGTTGGGGCAACCCGAGCCGCGCACGTACCCGCTACAGCTTCCGTCCAAGTCGCGTGCGAAGCCATCGTGTTCGCGGCAACCGGCACAGAAACATAGCTGACGTTTGAAATCAGGCCCATGTAGTTCACCGCCGTATAGGCGGAACCCTTCAGGGCGCTGGTAAGCATAGCTTGAACGCCTTGGTCGCAAGTCACGTTTTCGATGGTGTCGCGCCATTTCAGAACGCCGTCCTTGTCGAAGCATTCGACCTCATAGCGTCCGGTCGCCTTCGCCATTTCAGCAATCATCGCGCCAGCCATCACGCGCGCACTGGTAACGTCAACGCCGCTGCCTTTTTCGATATGGTTCATGCCGTCACCCCTTCAATTTCATCTTCCTTGAAAACGCGCGAATGCAGTTCGTCGCCTTCGGGGAATTCGACCTCATAGCAAACGTCATTGCCGACCAAAACCGGCTTGACAATCTTGCCCTTGATGACCGGAACAACCTGTTGAACATCATCGCCAATCTTAAATTTAAGTGCCATTTGAATCCCCTTGAACGTTTATCGGGTGCGAAAATAGGTGAAGAGGCCGCACATTAACATGCCAGCCTTACATTTTGAAGCCCTTGACAATCGGTTGTGAAGTGCATCGGCAATTGATTTCTTCGCCGGTCTGGGTAAATTTGCCGTCCAGAAACAGCCCTTTGGCGATTTCGTACCGCTTCCCGTCCGCATTCAGGTGCGAAGCCCTTGGTTCCTTGCCCGCGTGCGAATGCTTCCAAATGGCGTGCGTCACCCCGATTTCGCGTTGCCGCGTTCGGTTCAGGGTAGAAGTAGCTTTATTATTTTGATCTCGGGCTATCAAGGCCGCGCGTTTCTTTGTCAGGCCATAGCGATGTTCAATCAGTTGCGCAAGCGTCCCAAGGTCGCGCCCGTTCTGGACGGATTGCATGACCAAGGTTTGAACGTGTCCCAAGTGCTGTTGCGCAATGGTGCGAATCAGCCCGACATTTTCATTGATAACCGCCGCGTATGATGTCCGCATTGGCGCGGTCATCTTGAAGTTCACAGAAATGCCAATGTCATGCAGGATGGTTGCAAGCGTGCCGTCCGAGTATGACCGCGTGCGTTGAGCGAACCACTTGCCCAATTCTTCCGCGCCCGTGTCAAAGTTCATTTCCCATTGCTTCGACAGGGAATCAAGGGTCGATTGAAGTTCGGTCGCTGGGTTGGCGTCCGTTGCGAATTGCTTGGCTTGCCGACGATACGAAGCCCTGACCCAGTACATAACGGATTCGTGCATTGCCAGAACCAATGCTTCAAGCTTGCGTTGGTATATAGCCCCGATGCCCGCGTTCGGGCGGACTGGGCGCAAAGCTTTTTCGCCAGCTTCCAGCATTATGCCGCCATGCCGCCTTCGTCCAATTCCGCTTCAGCCGCCGCCTTCGCCGCCGCCGCCTTCGCCTTGTAGTCAGGGGTATTGGTGTACGCCTTGGCCTTGGCGATTTGCGCCGCCTCTTCGGCATTTTCCTTTGCTGCTTCCGATTCCGCCAAATCCCAATTGATGTTTGCCACGATGAACCCTTTCGCAAATGGTTATGCCCGCCAGATTAACACGGCAGGCGGGCTTTGTGGGTGTTGCCGTGTTGTTGTTTACGCTACCTTGCCAGCCGCCCAAAGCTTGTTGTATTGGTCGTATGACATCGGAGTGAAGCCAATTGCCGCCAGTCTGGTCGCCACGCCTTCCGCAACCGGCTTCAGGCCGTCCAGAATGTCGCTGATTATCTTCGGTGCGCTTTCCTTGTGAAATCCCGCGCGCTGGGTGATTGCGAACCCGCCAATCACGTAATCCCACGAACTGTAGTTGTTGTAAACATCGACGCCACGGAACGAAAAAACAGGCTTTCCGGTGTACTCGAAAAACTCCCGCATGTGTAGCGACTCTTTGGTTCGCCACGGGTTGATGACGCGCACGGTTGTTGTGTTCATTTTGCACCTTCCTTTCTTAGTCGTAACGATTAGGGTCAAGTCCGCACATTATTTCAATGTCGCCGCCGCGCGGGATGATTTTGTTGATTTGGATTACGGTCATTTCAACATCAAGGTCAACGCCGTCCAACTTGGTCATTGCGGCAACCTTGGCGGCAAGGTCAGGACAGCGTGCGGCATAGTGCGCAACATGGCTTGCCTGAATTTCCAAAGCCTTGCGCGGGGTCATCATAATCATTTTATTTCCCTGCCTTTCTTGTCAATGGAATCAACTTCACCGAGTACGCGCAAAACTCCGACCATTCCGCATCTGTCATGTTGTCGTTCGTGCCGGACAGATATGCAAAGCGGCTTCCGTTCGGTTCTGGGCGGGTCATCACAACGCGCCCAGTTGAAAGCTTGAACGGTGGGTTGCATTGAATCATTTTGATGGTCTGCATGGTAATCCCCTTATACGCTGAATACATTTGCCGCGCCGCTGTTGTCGCAAAACACCACGCCGTTACGTCCGGCCTTCGGGCTTGCACTGGCGAGAATTTCGGCTTTGAACATCATCAGGTCTTCCGCGCTCAAAACATCAACCTTGGTTCCGCGCGCTTGCTGGAAGTTATGCGCCCCCTTTGCCAACCAAACGGTTCCGTCATCAAGACGGATGAAGCCCGAACGGTTGTCGCTCTGAATGCGTGCCGCATTGTTTTGGCCTTCGTTCTGCATCGGGTAAACAATGAAGTCTTGCGCCTTCCGCATTCCCGCAAACTTCCCGTCAAAGCTTACGGTTCCCATCATGTTGATTTTAATATTCACAATCATTTCACACCCCCATCTCTTCAATCGCCGTCACAACCTCTTCGGCGTAATAGTAGCCAGCGGTCGCTGGTGTCATTGCCTCAATTGCTGCATTGGCGCGAAGCAAGGCGGCTTCGTTGTTGTAACCGGCGTTCCAGAACATTCTCAACGCCATCAGTCTTGTTACCGCAATCCGTCCCATTTCACACCAACCTTTCTTCGTTCGTTGTCACTTCCACAACCCCAATTCTATGCTTTCCGTTTTACCTGTCAAGTGTTTTTTTATATTGAAGTGAAAGAAAAGCCCCCGAGGGGGCTGCTCCTGTTTTGCGGTCGGTCAGTGCTGATTCTTTGCCGTCAGAAGCGCGAACTTCTTTGCATCGACCAGCGGCTTGCCGTCCTTGCCCAGCTTGCCGGAATCAAGCAATTCCTTGGCAATCGCTGTCAGCTTTTCGGTTTCGGCAGCGGCGTCATACTTCGGTACATCATCCAGCGAACCAACGGCGGCTTCGTCAGGAAGCCCAAGGTTGTTTGTCACAACCACCTTGACGCGCGGGTTGTTGCGATATTCGTCGGAAATCTGCTTGATGGTCTTCGATGCGCCCGCGTGCGCCCCGACAAGCACGCTGATTGATACAGAGCGTTCGCGCTTGATGTTCTGGGCAAACGCCTGTTCGATGTTGGCGTTGGTGTACGCAATCACAACATCGCCCTTGGTGACGTTCAGGGCTTCGTCAATCTTCTTGCTTGCGCTCCCCAGACTACCAAGCACGGAATCGTAAATAAGGCCGTCAGGACGCGCGCCCGTGACCTTCTGGGCGATTGGCATAGTGGTTGACTTACCCGAACCGCTTCCGCCCGCCGTGAACAGCGTTGGGCTTGCATCGCCCGCCTTGGCCTTCTCTTCCAGCGCGTGCGTGAAAATAATCTTCGCCAGCTTGGAAGATGGTTCATGCACGGCGGCGGCAAGGTCGGGATTATTGGCGAAGTCGCCGTTCAGCTTTTTCACGAGGTCAGGGTCGATGACGTTCTTGTTGTCATCGAAATACCGTTGAACAAGTTCATCCTTGTGGCGTTCAATGTAGTTGTGAAACGCGCCTTCGATGATATGTTGCGACTTGTCCAGCCCGCCCGAACGGACGTTGCCCTTCAAGTCCACATATCCATAGGTTCGCCGGTCTTCGCGGGTCTTTTGCGCCTTGGCTTCGCTTGGCGTCTTTACACTTCCGCCGCCACCTGAACCGAATTGCCCATTGGTCGCGCGGTCGTGGTCGGACTCGCGCCAAGTCATATCGGCGGCAAGGTAATGCGTGTCAAGGAATGCGCGCGTGATTGCATCGTCAGCCTTCCCGCCGCCGCTTGGTATGTCTTCCGCGTCATCATCTTCGCCGCCCTGTTCCGGCACGGCGCTTGCGTCAAGGCTGTTGTAACCCGAGTCCTTATCGGCAACCAGCCGTTCCCGAACCTCTTCCGGCGCAATAACGCCCGACTGAATCAGCACAGCATCGGTGTCCGCCTTGGTCTTCTGGACGGTCGCCAGTTCGGCAACGTTCTGTTCTTCCAGCGGTTCAAATTCAAACACAATGTCGGGGTCGATTTCGCCGAATTCGTTCAGTTGCAGGACATCCAACACGACTTTCAAGTTCGGTTCAAAAATCGACTTTTGTTGGCCTAGCACGTATTCGTTCCACACCTGAAGTTCACCTTCAGATGATGCGTTAAGCCCCGAAGGTGTTACGCCCAATAACACTATCAGGGGGGTATTGGACACGGAAGACATTTGTTCTTGCGATTGTTGTTGCAAGCTGTCCAGCGTGCCAAGCGGGGTTGCCATTTGAAAGAACTCTTCCGAATCCTTGTCAATGACCATCAAGCCGCGATTGTCACGCATTTGGTTGAATAGCTTGGCGCGTTCCGCAAATCCGGCATCGTCACCGCCCTGCAATGCCGCCCCCATATTTGTCTTCAGGCCGGACACGCTGAACGAATGCACCAAGTCCGAAACGCTGTCGCGCGTGCGAATCCAGTTCTGAACATACGGTTGCGCCATTTGCGACATCGACAAGCCGCCGAAGTTGTAAGCGGCCTTCAGCAAGTCCGGCATCGGTCGGCTGACGAACATCAACATGCGGGAAGCGTGAACCGTCTTGCCCATAACGTACCACTTGGAAGGCTTGTAATAATCCGGCGCAAGCGGGTCGGTCGCGTTGTATGCGCTCGGGTATGTCCAAACAGGTTCGACCAGCCGGAAGCCCTTCAGCGAATCTTTCTTGATTTTTGCGCTGCGCATCAACAGCGGCGACTGAAGTTCGGCTTCATCATCTCGCGCAAGTCCACCCTTGGGTGATTCAACGTCTATGAACAACTGCCCGCGCCCAAAGAATCCATCATGTTCGGCGGCTTGCTTGAACAGGTCTTGAATGCCGAAGCGGGTCATTGCATCGACCAGCTTGGCAATCTTGTCGGTCTTGTCGCCGTCACCCTTGGCGGAAAGCTTGATGAACCGGCGCGTCATTGCCTTGGCGATTTCGGTTGAAATCTTCCGGTACTCGGGCATTTGGGAAAGCATGGACAGGGCAGGGTAGCCAATCCAATAGTTTGAAACGTATGCGTCATTCACGTACTGGTAAGGGGTCGCGTCCATCGCAAGCGCACTGTCGCGCACGCCATCGGGGATGACGCCCTTGGGCGGTTCGTATCGCTTGAATTCAACAACAGGTTCCGGCTTCAGGGTTCGCGCCAGCGTTGCGCTTGTGATTCGCATGGGCTTCGCATCTTCGACGGGCTTCGCGTCTTGAACACCAAGGAAGGCGCGCAATTTGTTCCTGAACCATGTTTTCATTGTCAAACCCTTCGCAATAAGTCGCCCGAAATCCGCATAGGGGCGTTCGTGCCAGCATAGCAGATAACCACGGCGTCAGCCAAGTTCGGGCTTGCTGCATCATCGCCCAGCTTGTCCACAACGATTTTGCCCGCCCCGTTCGGCGTGTATGTCGGCTGTGACAATTCCGCGACCAACTGGGCGCGATTGTTCAATTCCGAGGGAATCACTATGATTTCAGCGAAATCGACTTTCATTCCCAGTTCGACCGCCCTGAATGTATTCTGGAACCGCAACCGCAATTGCCACCATGCTTGCGCCTTCCGGTTGGCAAAGAAGTCTTTGTTCTTTCGCCCCTTCACCAGATTGTCAGAGTCGGGTTTCTGGACTTCCCCTGACCCGCGATATGCGTTCGCCGTAATGCGGTCGGGCGGTTCGCGCCCCTCATTGATTACCCGCGCATCACCCCTGCAACCCGAACCGATGCCGTCCGAGTCGTAATCGAACGCCTTCAGCCCGTAGTCATCGCACAGCCCAAACGCCCTTTGCACGGTGTAATAAATATCGCTGTCCTTGCCCGACCACTGTTCCAGCACTTCCAGCCGCACACCCAGCCGACCGGCAAAAGCGTTCTTGTCCTTGCCTTCGTCGGCAACGTCCAGCCCTGCCGTTTTGCCGCCGCTTGCGGAAATGCCAAGCTTCTTGTCGGCATCAATCGCGGCCTGAACCCATGCGGACGGAATCAACACGCCTTCGACCGAAGCGTTTTCGTCCATATCCACTTCTTGCGCCAGCGTTATCGAGTCAAGTTCAAATTTCTGTTTTTCATACCAAGCATCATCTTTGCGCGGGTCATCGCGCCAGTTGAACAAGAATTGCTTGATATTGCCGCGCCGCCTCTTCTGGGCGAATGGGTTGACCGTGCCGTTGACGCTGGACAGGTCAATTCGGCAATCGGTCGTTGCGGAAAGGGCGGCATCAATCAACTTTGGCCTTTCAAGGTGCGCCGCTTCGTCAACGAAATAGATTGACTGACGACCGCCGCGCCCTATCTTGTCGCCGCCCTCGCCGGTAATGATTGACCCCGATTCGGGAAACTCAATCTTCATGTGGGTGCTGTGCTTGTCCCGCACCCAGCCGCCACGGAATTCGACCGGAAGCAGGGACATAAACATGCGGGCTTTTTCAAGCAAGCTGTCGGGGTCGCCAAGCGTGTCAACAAGTTCCGCCTTACGTGAACCCCAGCCAATCGACAGTTCGGGCGTGAACAGGCACAGCGTACAGCTTAAGGCCATCATCAACCACGAAACGCCCATGTCGCGGCTTTTGGGTATCAAGCCACTTTCACCAGCCCGCCAACGGTCAATAACCCACGGAACCAATTCTTCCTGACGCGGGAACAACAGGAACGGCATGGTCGCCGGTAAGTTTCGACGGGCAAGGCGCGGGTCATAGGTCATGCCGTGGTCGATTATGAATTGTGCCGGATTGTGCTTGTAGAAAAGCTTTAGGTCTGGAAGGCATTCAGGGTGCGCCCGAATCCATTTCAGCTTTTCGATGCGCCAAGCGAAAACCTTTGTATAGTCGGGGTTTTTAAAATCAAACTCAAACGGCAACGGCACTATCGCCCCGCAATCATGCGTTGATAGGTCTGGGCGGCTTCGATTGGGTCTTTGCCCAACTGCGCCACTTCGGTCGCCTCCGCCGCCTCTTTGCCTATTTCAGCGTCCATGAAGTCTTGATTGGTTTTCATCAGGCCAAGGCCAATTTGGGCGGCATTGTTCGCGCCAGCCTGAAATGCCATCACCGACCGAATTGCTTCTTTGTTTTCTTCGATGGTCTTCCTTGGGTCGATAAGTTCCGCCTGTGCGTGCGCTATCAATGAAAGCTTTGCCGAGGTCTTTGCGCTCAGAGCGCCGGCTGTGGTCAGGCTCCCAAGCATAGCTTTCAGTTCGTCCGCGTACTTTCTGGTACGAACCTTCGTACCAATATCCAGATTTTCAAGCGCCAATTCAGCATCAACTAATTGTTTTCCAACCTCTTTTATTGTTCGTACCTTCGCACCAAAACGCTTCCTTATCGCACCTTCGGATATTCCGAATTCCTTTGCAAGCGAGTTTGCGGATTCGCCATTGAGAAGGCGGCGTTCTATGTCAGACCATTGCTTATCAGTAAGGGGGGATTTTCGTGCCATTTGGATTTGATGCCCCGCACAGGGCGGGGTTAGTCAATTGTGATGGTTCGCATCGTACCATAAGCAAAAACCCCCTTGCGGGGGCTTCTGGGTCTTCCTTGCGTCCTTTGTTACCTTACATGCCAGCCGGTCGCTTATCCATGCCCGCGCCGCCCAGAATGGTCGCAACGTCTTCAACGTGCAAACAGTCGCACATGCAAGCAATCGGGTCGGTCACGCCGCCCGCGTTCGGTTCGCGGCCTACTTGGACATATCCGTTGCAATAGTCGTTTCCGGCTACTGCGTCACGAATAACGCCAACGGCCTTGACCTCTCCGCCTTCCAGCAAAACAACCTTGTCGCCATTATTGGCGGGTCTTCCGTTTCTGTAGTGCATTTGAATCCCCCTCATTGAACGCGCCGAACCGGACGGCGCAACCGTTACGCCGCAAACATCCAACCCAGCTTGGACAGGTCAACCGCGATTGGCGCATCACCCAGAACGTCAAGATGGATGGCATCGCACGGCATTTCAACATCATCGGCCTCTTCGCCCATTTCGATGACCAGCTTGGTGTATTCGTCCACGTTTTCAGCCTTGACGCGCCATTGTGTCTGAAGGCCGGTCAGGTCTTGCCCGTCTTCAATGGGAACCCATGCCGGAACCTTGCCGGAACCAGACTCTTCGGCGGACGGCACGAACAAAAACACCTGTTCGCCCATCTTCATAATCAGTTCGTTCCGCTTCTGGGCGAAGGCTTCACCCGCCGCATTCGCCTTGGCGACCATACGCATCACCCAGTATTTCGCCTTGGGGGGTAACGCGACCGCCGCGATTTGTTGAATTTCCTGTTGACTGTTCAGGATGTCGTTCAGTTTGACTTTCATGGTTTCCCTTTCTAAGTTGGTTGGTTCGTTGGCGTTCACCCGACAATTACACCGCTTGGCGGGAGTATCGCGTGTACTTGCCCCTTGTTCTGGGGTTTTCTGGTCACTTAGCTTGCGCTTAAACGCCAACGTCGATGCCGCCCGCCCGTTTTTTGCCTATCGGGCTTTGCCATCCCTGACCGCCCGCAAAGGACGGGCGAACGGGCGGCATCGAGATTAACGCTATCGCCTTCCCCTTGCTTCCAACCTCTTCCGTGTTTCATGGTCTTCGCGGCACTCGGGGGAGCAATAATACCCGTCCGCCCTCGCCCCGCAATTGTTCCAACACCATCCGGTTTTCACCAAGGCGCGCGGTACGTGCTTACGAAACGCCAATTCCATTTGACTTATCACTTCACCCGCCTTGTCCGCCTTATCCGCTTCGTCCGCCATGTTCGCCCTAAAAAATTCCCCAGCCGAAGGGGAGTTTCCGGCTGGGGTAATCTGCAACAAAGAAAGGTGCTTTGCTGCCCTTGGGAAAGGGCGGAACATCGCAAGCGAATTGTGCAATTTCACAGCCGCCCAGTCAATAACAATCGCTCTGTAATCGCCAGCAATTCCGCTTGCGTCCCATATTTCGCTTCAAATCGCCGCTTCCAAGGGTGTATGGCTGGCGCATCCTCCCCGCCCGTCTGGTGATGCGGCGCGCACAGTGCCAGAACCTTCATTTCACAACCCGCCTTGGTTCGCCCGTCCGTGTGATGGATTGAAACATGCGTGTTGGTTCGCCCATCTATCCGGCACGCTATACACCCCAGCGCGGCAACAGCGGCTTGATGCGCTTTTTCGTCTTTGGTCATTCACGCCACCTTTGCTGGTACTGATTTGAGCATGGCTATCGTGTCATCAATGAGCGTGTCAAACTTTGCTTGCGTTTCGTTTGACTTAGCATTCTGGCTATATGATTCGCTGTCTGCTTGTTGCCAGTACGTTTGGCCTAATTGCCAAGACCTTCGCATTGCTTTTGTCACGGCGTCAATTGTATCGTCATCAACCAGCATCATGCCTTCCGGTGGTATTGCTGGGTGGGTGTATAGTTTCATCCCTGCATATGGCGGGAAATACCAAATAGTTTCGTTTGCTTTACCTTGCACGCAAGCAACAGGCTCTTGCTTATCGGCAGCATCAATCCTTGCCTGTAGATCATCACGCTCGACACGAAGGGCTTCGTAATCCTCGTACAGAACGTAATCTCCAGCATCGTCTTGATACATCTCCTCTCCTGTGACAGTTTCCATGTTCACGTATGGCAAGAATCTTTTAAGTTCTTCACTCACTTTACACCTCCACGAAGTTTGTCGCAAAACTCTGCGTGTAAGCGCTGGTAGAACTCCGGCAATCCCTCCGCGAATTCTTGATTATTAAAATCAGAGTAGTCTCTATTCATCTGGGATACCAAGAATTCCTTCACTCCTTCAGCCTTCACCCAAGCAAGGAACTTTGCGGAGGATTCTTTGGTGTTGGAGAGTGCTTGTTTAGCGGTTAAAAACACATAGCGATTTTCTCCCATGTGCTGGTCATCTACAATTATCCGCAATGCAGCATCCTTCTGCGCAATCTTCACCTCTGCTGCTTGCAGCTCTGCTTGCAATTGCTCAATCTGTTTGTTGTATATTTCAACCTTTGCAGCGTTTATCATGGCTATTCCTTAAATGTTGGGCGGACTATCAACGCTGTGTGGTACACCTCATCTTGCTTGTAGCGCACGTCAGTCCATTGACGCACGCGCAATTTGCCTTGCCACGTTTCCATGCAGCAGTAAGCAACCACCGGAGTCTCGCTTACTTCCTTCATGGCTTTGTCGTAGCCTTCTTGCTTAGCCTCAGACAGCATGGCGCTCATTTCCTCGTCGTTTTCGTACACTTCCTTCGTCACCTTAGCGCGTTCTTCTGCGCGGGCGGTGGATAGTTGTAGTTGCAACTCTTCAAAGTTATCACGCTCTGCAACTTCATCCGAAGTAGGAACGAATCTGGTAGCACGCCACAACTTAGCCTGATATGCCGCAAGCTTCTTCTCCAACTCTTCGATGGTTGCATTGGCGAACTTTAACTGCTCACGATTAAAGTCACTTGGTGTAGCTAATTGGCTACGCCTCTCAGCTTCCTTCTCCAACTCCGCAATACGTGCAGAGTTTTGCTCTTTGATTGCTTCCAATTCAACAACCAAATCGTTCACGGTTCCGCCGTTGACTTGCTCAAACTGCCCATATTTTTTACTCATTTCAATTCTCCCTTTCAAACTGTTGCAAAATAACTTCAATCATTTCGGCTTGCTGGTCTTCCGCTTTTTCTGCGGTCGGCGATTATTGTTCTGCTCTGTCGCGGTCGCCCATCGAACATTTCCAACTTCATACCCGTGATTATTATCAATCCTGTCGATGGTGTGCTTTGGGCTTGGCTTTAACCCAACGTGCTTAAAAAACTCTGCGAATGAATTTTTCCATTCATCGCACACGGTTATGCCGCGACCGCCATACAAGTGATATTTTTTATTGTTTTTTCTGTAGCATCTATCTTTCATGGCGCGCCACGACCTATATTCTGTTGTGCCTTCCATTCCGTGAACAAGGTTTGTTTTTCTTTTTGATTTTTCTTCAATAGAAAAACACCCGCAACTTTTGGAATGCCCAGAAGAAAGATGCGTAGAAGAAACTACTGTTTCGCTCCCGCAATCGCACAAGCATTTCCAGCTAACGTGCTTTCCTTTATTTTCTGCGCGGCAAACAACAAACAAGCGACTGAATTTTTTTCCTGCTAAATCATTTAATGCGGTCATTTTGAAACCCCTAACGGTTATTGAAGGTTGTCGGTAATCCATCCGGTTAGGCGGCGGAAAGGCTTGCAAACCCTGTCCCGACATTCACATCATCCATGAAAAGCAATTATGTTGTCAACAACTCTTTCAATCTCTTCGTGCGTCTTGTAGTTCGCGCAAACGTCACGCAACAAAACATCAATAATTGCTGAATATAGCTTTTCAAATTCAGCATCATCCATTTTCGTAAAACTGACCGACTTGGCACGCAACACCATTTCGCCACGAATATTAAAAGTCTGTTCGTACCATCCGGCGAGTATCGTTACATCCTCCCGAAATTGCTCAAAGTTCTTTTGCATAGCCTTGCCTTTATAGCTTTTCCGTTTTCGGTTCGGTTGCCACGCATCGAACCCAACATTCAGTAATGCAAAAAACTTACGGTGAAATTTTGGGTTGCGGGGAAAGGTCATTTCAATCTCAATCACCTCGCCCGCTTCCATGCCCTTCACGCGATGCCAGAAACGCCGCCAAGCGCGTTTATCGTCGTTGCCCATACCATCCAGACAGCGAAATAGGAATTCGCGCACAGCGTCCCAGAATGCCGCCAGAACGGGAAACGCGATGTCCGTGCGAACGATGTTGAATTTCATAGTTCCACCACCCTGACCATCAAGCCGCCGCCCTTCACGGGGTCGCCATACTGGGCGGAAATCTTGCGAACCTGTTTGTCGTCAATGTATGCAACACCCTTCAGCGCGTCGATGGTAATTTTCAGGGCGTTATCCAAGTCCATCAAGACCGCCGAAGCCTCCCCGCATTTGCGCGCCTTTGGGTACAGAATGACATCTACGGAAACAAGCTTGCCGGTCACTTTGGTTTTTGCCGCCGCCGCAATCCAAGCAACTTGCGTGCGGTATGACTTGGCTTCCGCCGAAACGTAAACGGTCACACGCCCGCGCAAGATGCCGGAACGCCAGTATTTGTTTGCGCTGACCGGATAAGGAAGTTGAAGAATCATTTTTTCATCCCGCAATCTTTTCGCTTCCTATCCCACATCATACAACGGGAAGCGATGCAATTTTTATCGTCAGCCGAAAAACCATCAAGCAGCTTTTCGGCAACCGATGCGCTTTTACTTTGCGCCGCGATATTCATGCACGCCGCCGCCGATATTGTCAGGCTAATTGAAACAAGCGGGCATCGTTTTTGTTTTGCTTCAGCTTCAGTCATAGCGGCTTCCACACTGTACGCGGCGCGGCATGACCGCCGCCTTTTTTGGAATAGGCCAGCCCAGCCGATTCAACAACGCCAAGGCGTTTTGCTTGCATCGCAACCGAACCCCAAGCGCGGTTGTCGGGGGCGAACAGCGGAGAGCTATCATTTTCCGCATATTCAACAACGTCCTCAGTCAAGAATGTTTCGCCCAATGCTTTTTTTTGCCTTGCAAGTGATATGAAAAACGCCATCGCTAGAAATCTCCAATCCGCACGAACATCGTTCGCATGTTGCGCGGCTTGCGCCGCACCGTCTAAAGCCCCTTGCCAGTTCTTATTGCCGCCCATCGCACGCCACCTTTCTCGTTTTCTTCTTCTTCAACCTTGGGAACCAAGGCTTCCTTTGCTTTGTTCACTTGCATTTGCTTTTTTAACTTGGTGCGCTTGTTTTCCGCATAGTGGTTTGGCACAAAGCACACGGTCAATTTATCAATCCCTTTGCCGCGCCGCGAATCGCCAACCTTCATCGGCGCAAGACAGCTATACAGCGGCGCGAAGATTGCGCACACGCATCGACCGCATATCTTTGACGGGTCGGGTTCGTTCGCCATTATTTCACCGGCTCAAATTTTCGCACGCCGTTCGCGCACGCTTGGATTATTTGCATTTGCAAGCCGCGACCGCGCGCATAACGAAATGCGTCATCGAAGTAAATCAGGTTCACGGCCTTTTTCAACCTATCAACCTCAATCACCCCAGCGTAACCCATGACATCACTGAACGCTTCTTGCGGGGTCATACCTTCATCCCTGTCGCGCGCCGCCGTCTGAAACGCCGTGCCAAGGTAGGTGCAATAACATTCCTTGCGCGCCTTGCAATCAGTATTCCATGCGTCCGATTCGGCTTGAACGGAAACGCAAAATAACATCAGTGCTGCAAATATCGTTTTCATAATTTACCCTTTCCTAGTGCGCAACATTTCCATATTTCAATACAAGCTTCGCCGCTTCAATCCTCATGCGAAACTCTTCCGCTTCAGGTTGTTTGTATTCAAGTGCAAGTTTTGATTCGCCAGCCGCTTCAAGCATTGAGTGAACCTGTTCCGGCGCAATCAATCCAATCGCATGTTCAACCCCAAGCCGACCCAGCCGGACAGCTTCAGCAATTGGCGCGTCCCGACCGTTCTTGTCGCTGCCCATCGAAACGAACCATTGCGGCTTTTTGCCAGCCCGCCGCGCGTCATCGACAATGTGCTTGTAAGCTTCCTTGAACGCCATGCGCGCCCCGATGCTGTCGCCCTCATTCAACAACGGTTGAGCAAACCGCAACGCTTCCATCATTTCCGAAGTAACCACGGAAGTCGCCGATTCATCACGCGCGACCATCGACCAAGCCTCTTCGACTCCAAGGCGACCGTCAGGGCGAATCCGGTCGATTTGCTGAATCACATGGGCGGGCGTGATGGTGTTGTGTGGCGGGACGGCCTTCAGGTGTTCCGCGAAGCCTTGCGCAACATCGTCTAAATCGTAACCAACCAACAAACCCCACCACAATTTTTTTGTTGCCGTCGAAGTCTCCATGCGATACACAGGCATGACCGCATCCATCAAATCGCTGAATTTCTGTTTCTGATTGTCGTTCATGTGATTACCTTTGCAATTCCGTCAAGTATGTCCAGTTCCGACCCTTTCACAAATTCAGCCGATGCCTTGGCGTTGTTTTGGTCGCGCTGTTGCTGTGCGGTCAAGAATTGACCAGAACCGCGTTTGGGCGCGTCCGGCTCTTTCCTGACCCAGTTGCGCCAAGTAGCGAGCCAGTCAAGCTTAGCGGCATCTTTCCCGCCCTTGGCTCGCCAGTGGTCACGAAAGATGTCAGCGACTTTCCGAACATCTTCAGCCGACCAACTTGGCTTTTCCTGCAATGCCCAATCGCCGTACCCTTTCGGCAACACCCAATCGGCGCGTAAGCGCGAAGCGCGAACCACCGCTTTACTTTCCCCCACCAATTCAGGATTAACCCTGTTGGTTTCTGGTTCTTGGTTCTTGGTTAATGGTTCTTGGTTAATGGTTAGTGGTTTATGGTTAGGTGGCGGTTCGTTCACGACTAGAGCACGGTTCGTGCCTTTTTCTTTACGATTCGTTTCTCGTTCAGTAGCGATTCGTTTGTTTGTTGCGGACTTTGAATGATATTCGGCTATCTCTTCGGCTATGCGGGATTGCACATAAACACCCCCGTCCAGAACAAAGAATTTGCGCAAAACAAATTCGACCGCCTCAATTTCAGCCAACGATGATGCCCAAGTCCATTCAATCGCATCTTCTCTCGTTGGGAATTGTTCACGGTCATAGCACGCATCAATCAAAAGCGTGTACGAACCGTGCTGAAGCATGGATAAACGCCCCGCTTTCTTGGCGTAGTCGCCAAGGTTTCGCTTGTAATAGTGCATGGCCGCCCCCGACTATGCTGAATAATCGAAGTTGTCCATTTCGTCCAAAAGTGCTTGCGGCTTGATTTTGCCTTTGGAAAGGTCACGAATTCTATTTAGGTACTTCGTCGGGATTCGGGTTCTGCCGCGCATCCAATCGCCTACCGTCTGGGTATTGGACAAGCCAAGTTCGGTTGTGACTTGCGCATGACCGCCAAGCGATTCGATTGCGCGCGTGATAACTACCGAGTGGCCTAGTGCGATTAACTCTTTATCGGTTCTTAACAATGTTGCCATGATGCCCCCTTGTTGTTTGCAAATTTGCTTTTTTAAGCTAACGCAAAAAACAGACTTCAGCAAGCTATTTTTTAACCATTTCGTGAATCGTTGATTTCATTGGGGTTTGCTGTTTTGTTGGTCTTTTGCATCATTCCGCATCATTTTTCACTTGCGCGGCGCAATCTTCCTTGGTATATTGTCGGCACAATAACAAAGAAAGGGATTCAATGAAAACGCTTGATGAACTATGCAGAGAGGAAGAGGCGGCGGCATTGGTCAAGGCGCGCGCTGAAATTGCCGCCGAAGCTGTTGATCCCGTTTACATCGCCCGCCACAAAAAGCGCATGGCTGAAATTGAAAGTCTTTATGACAACCTTTCGAGTGAAGCGGCTGAAGACGAAGATGAAGATGAAGAGGGGGGTGAGGAATGAAAATAAACGTGAACATCAACTTCCTTGGCATTCCGCTTGAAGTCGTTGGCTATTACAGCGCGGGCGAACCGGAACGCTGGAACGGGTTGACGGGCGTTGGTAATCCAGCCGAACCCGCATCGTTTGAATATGAGTCGGCGAAAATCACCGACTGCCCGCAAGCCGATGTTGAAACACTGTTGTCCAGCATTGCAGTCACGCACACCACTTTCACGCGGAACGTTTGCAACCCGAACGTTGCGAAGCGTGAATTAACTTATCACGATGCGATTGAAGCCATTGAAATCGCCGTGATGGAATCTTATCAACCACAACAAGAAAGGGGTAAAGCATGACAACCGCCGTTGCAACAACAGGAAAGCAAACCTTGGTTCAGAAGTTCGCCGCCAAGTACAGCGTCGATGAAGCGAAGTTTCTGGACACGCTGAAGGCGACCGCGTTCAAACAGAAAGACAATGTTGCCATCACGAACGAACAAATGACGATGCTGCTTGTCGTTGCCGACCAATACGGGCTGAACCCGTTCACGAAAGAAATCTACGCATACCCCGACAAGGGCGCAATCGTTCCGGTTGTGTCGGTCGATGGCTGGGCGCGCATCATCAATGAGAATCCGCAAATGGACGGGCTGGAATTTGTCTATTCGCCGGAGACAACAACGCACAAGGGCAAGGTTGTTCACACGTGGATTGATTGCATAATCACCCGCAAAGACCGCACAAAGCCAATCGTTGTGCGTGAATTTCTGGATGAAGTCATGCGGACGGTTTCATTCGCTACGCCTTGGGACACGCACCCGAAACGCCTACACCGTCACAAGACGTTAATTCAGTGTGCGCGCCTCGCGTTTGGTTTCGCCGGTATCTTCGACCAAGACGAAGCTGAACGAATCCTTGAAGCCGAAAAGACGGTTGAAGGCACAACAACGCAAGCGACCGGCAACAAGGTTGAAGCTGGCGAAGTCATCCTGCCTGACTATCCAGAAGCGGACTTGGCAAAAAATCTTCCGGTATGGAAAAACCTGATTGACGAAGGCAAGCAAACCGCCGAATCAATCGAAGCCAAGGCAAGCAATCGCTACAAGCTGACCGAAGCGCAATCGAAGACCATTCTTGCAATGAAGCCGACCGCGAAGACCGACCCGTTCGTTGCTGAAATGGAAGCCGCCGAACGCAACCAAGGGGAACAACAATGAAGCAACTGAATTTCAAGCAAGGCACGCCGGAATGGGCGGCATGGCGCGCAACGGTCGACAGCGCATCGGATGCGCCCGCGATGCTGGACGAAATGCCGCAAAAGACTCGCAACAAATTGGTCGAAGAGTATGCGACCGGCTTCAAGGCGGAACATTCGGATTTCATCAAGGATGTTGTGTTTCCAAACGGTCATCGCATCGAAGCGTTGTTGCGCCCGTTCGCTGAAAAGTTTTGGGAAGATGACTTGTTCCCAACGTGCGTTGAAAAGAACGTTGGCCTTCCCCGCCCGCTTGGCGCGTCACTTGATGGTCAGTCGATGGATTGCGCGACCAATTGGGAATGCAAGTCGATGAACGACGAAATCCGCAAAACCAGCACGGCGGAAGATTTGCCGGTTCGGTATCGCATCCAAATGGAACAAGGGCTTGAAGCCTCGGGCGCGGTTCGTTGCATATTCAGCGCGGGCAGTTTCGACAAAGACGGCAACATGACCGAAGAAAAGCATTTTCTTTATCTGACCGACCTTGAACTTCGTTCGCGCATTCTGTCCGGCTGGGCGCAATTTCACAAAGACGTTGCCGCATGGATTCCCAAAGCAATCACGGAACCGCCCAAGGCTGAAGAAATAATTCAGCTTCCATCCGTCACGGTTCTGGTGTCCGGCGCGTTGCGCGAAAGCAACTTGAACGAAGTCACGCCGCTGTTCGACAAGTACCTTGCCGGAACAAATACAACGCTGGCGACCGATGAAGACTTTGCGAACGGCGAAGCGAACGGCAAGTTCAGCCGCGCAACCGCGAAGACCTTGAAGGCCAAAGCCAAGGAAGTCATCGACCAGATTGCTACGGTCAGCGATGCCGTTCGCACCTTGGAGCTATACGCCGGAAAGTTTGACGCGCTGGGCCTGAAGCTTGAAAAGGCCGTTACGGAACAGAAAAGCACAATCAAGCTGAACATTTCCATGAATGCGGCGAAGTCGTTCCGCGAACACGTTGCCGCGCTGGAAAAAGACATTGCGCCCGTTCGCTTGGTGACGGCTTGCCCGTTCTTTGATGAAGTGATGAAAAATCAGCGAACCATCGCAAGCCTTCACAACAAGGTTGATTCCGCCTTGGCGTTTGCCAAGGGTGACGCGCACACTGAGGCACTTTCTGTACTCTCAAAGCTTGCATGGCTGAAGTCGCTGGAATGCAAATATGACCTGTTCCGCGACCTGCAAACTCTTATTCAGAAGCCAATCGAAGACTTTCAACTTATGGTCAATGCACGAATCGCTGAACAGGTTGCGCGTGAAGCGGAAGCAATCAAGGCGGCGGTCGCAAGGGCGGAAATTGCCAAGGCTGAAGCTGAAGCGGCGGCAAAGGCGGCGGCGCAAGTCGCTCAACCTGTCCAGCAACCAGCGGAAACAGCCCGCCAGCCCGTTCAAGCTTCCGCCCGCGCCGGTCAGCCTATCCAAGCGCAAAAAAACGCGTCAGCGGTCGAATTTGACGAAGTGACGGATTTTCTGAAGTCCGCCCAGTTCAAGACCCAGAAAGACGCGGCCTTGGTTAAGCAATACCTGTTGGCTTTTGTCAATTATCAACAATCACGAAAAGGGGAATAAAGCATGACCGAAAAAACATTTCCATCACTGAAGGCAATGGCTGAAGCCAAAGTTGACGGCGTTTCAAAGACAACCAACTTTCAGGTTGACCCGCGCATTATCACCGTGCAAGAAGGCTTCAACGCCCGCCCGATTGACCCTGACCATGTTGCCAGCATCAAGGGCGCGTATAAGGCGGGCGCATACCTTCCGCCGCTGTGCTTGCGCGTGTCGGATGGTGTCATTGTCATGGTTGACGGGCATCATCGCTTGGCGGCGTTGCTGGAATTGATTGCCGAAGGCGAAGAGGTTGCCCGCGTCGACGCCGTTCACTTCAGGGGCAACGATGCCGACCGCGTTGCGTTGATGCTGACCACTTCGCAAGGTAAGCCGCTGACCCCGCTGGAATCCGCGTTTCAATACCGCAAGCTTGCCGCGTTCGGCTGGACGGTCAACGAAATTGCCGACCGCGTTGGCAAGTCCGGCACGCACATTGCGAACATGCTGGAACTTACCGAAGCAAACGCCGATGTCCTGTCGATGGTGTCCAACAAAGAAGTCGCGGCGGGTGTCGCTGTTCAGGCCGTCAAGCAACACGGCGACAACGCTGGGCAAGTGCTAGGCGAACATCTTCAGGAAGCCAAGGCGCGCGGCAAGTCCAAGGTATCGCCCAAGGCCGTCAAGCAAGACAAGCAGATTGACCCGCCGACACGCGGCGCGATTGCAACGCTTGTGTCCAAGCATTACCGGATTGCGATTGACGAAGCCGACCGGATAACGGCTGAATGCTTTGCGATGAAATGAAAGTTATTTGCGACTATTGCGGAAACGATGCCGAATTTGTTTCGGGTCGGGAAATCTACCCAAACCGACCGGATTTGGCATCAAACAAGTTTTGGCGTTGCGTGCCGTGCGGCGCATACGTTGGTTGCCACAATCGCAACAAGAAGCTTGGATTCAGCGGCGATGAACCAAAGGGGCGGCTTGCAAAGGCAACACTTCGCCGCGCGAAGATTGCGGCACACGCCGCATTTGACCCGCTTTGGCAATACGGAGATATGACGCGCACCGAAGCTTATCAATGGTTGGCAAACGCCATGTGTCGCCAATTATCTGAAGTTCATATTGGGTATTTTGACACCAAGGAATGTAAGGAAGTTATTTTTTTAGTCAACGAAAGGAATCAAAAATGAACGCCAAAAACAAACCGGCCTTCCTAGCCATTGCAATGGACGCGGTTGAATCCTCCCAGATTGCCGCCATCGGTCACGCCTCCGCAATCAATGTGCTTTCGGTTCAGTTCATGCCAAACCGTTCCGGCGTGTCCAGCGTTTACCATTACGCGAATTTTACGGCGGACGACTTTGCCGCATTCAAGGCGGCGGAATCCAAGGGCGCGCACTTCAAGCAGTTCATCAAAAATGAAGTGGTGAAATACCCGTTCCAAAAAGTCGATTCAATTGTTTCGACCAAACCAGCGAACAAATAAGGGGGCGTTATGGGAGAAATTATATACGGGAAGTTTAGTGAAAAAATCGAATTCAACGAAGATATTCCAGAAAGCGCAACACTTCTTGAACTTTGTTTTGAACGCTATGTTTGCGCCATTCAGCACCAAACTGCATTTGGTCTGGCAGTAATTGCGGTTTATTTC